CCTTGGAATAGATAACTACGTTTCTTCCAATACTTGTTTGCCATTTCTTTCAATGTTTCGTCTTTGTACCAAGGACGAACTTCTGCCAAGATAGGGCAAGCATCGCCATACATTTCCATACACGGAACTTGTACAACTGTTTGTTTAACGTTAGGATCACCCTTGACACCATTGAATGGCAACTTGATGATTTGTTTTTCAACCCAGAAGAAATCATTCTTTGAGTCGCCGTCCGGCAAGAAACGAATTGTAGCAGTAGTGCCTTCATCCATGTTCCAGTGGGGGTAGACTGAGTTGTCTGATTGGGTGTTAGAACCCTTGTTGCTTGACTTGTTTTCTTGTGCCGCGATACGAGCACGAATTTCTGCTAATGATGCCATGATATTTTTCCTTATAAAATTGAGATGGTCTCGTTTTTGATATTCGCTACTTCACCGTGAAGTAACTAACACAAATGTAAGTATAGCAAATGCTTACAAGTATGTCAATAGTATTTATGCCAGATGTGGGAAACCTCACCTTTTAAGTGAGGTTTTTGAAAACTTATTTACCCAATAAGCGTCTTATAGTATCCAAGTCTTCTTGACCTTCGCCAACTAGATCACCGATTGTTGCTGGCTTGTGTGCTTTAGGACCTTTGTTGCGCCATTGACCTGCTTCTCCCGTAGCATAGTCACCTGCGAACTCACTTTCAGTAACACCAGACTCTGGTAAATTTGGACGAGTGTGTTTGCCCAACGTTGATTTGATCTTTGCCTTTAATCTGCTTGGGTGTTCTGCACGATCTTGATCTGTAAATTGGTTGATGCTAGCATCAGGATGATTACCAACTGGAATGTCACGCATGTCGGTTTGGTCAATTCTTGGCTTTCTGTTAACTGCCGCAAGACCGCCGCGGGCCCGTAATTCATCCGCCTCAGCCACACCTTGTTCTTTTTCTTTTTGGCGCTTCTCTAACTCTTTAGCGTATTGCTTGATTTTTTCACGGAAAGGCTTATCCCAATTTTGGTCGTTACCACCTTTGGGTGAAGATTTAACAGCGTCATACTGACCAGTGTCAACTTCTTCGGCTACACGCTTTTCAACATCACTGTACGCCATGCTTGGCTTACCATTTTCTGGGTTACGAACACCAGCTTTCTGTTTCAAGTCTTTAAGCAAATCTTCTTTGTTACCACCAGTAACGATTCTATCAAGTGCTTTAACACCCTTCTTAATTGCATCAGCAAAACCTTCTGCATCAGCAAAACCTTCTTCTAGGTCAAAGGCTTTTAAGTTACCTTCTTCAGTTTCATCGTTGTGTGATAATGTTTCTGCTCCGGCTGCTTCTGATAAATCATCTTCTGGAGCTTCATTACCATCTTCTGCTGTTTCACCTTCTTTAGACTCAGGAGGTTCCTCACTTGCTTCGCCACCATCGCCACCTTCTAACAATTTGTCAGCCCATTCAGCTAATGCATCAACTTCTTTCATCTCACCTAAGTTCTTTTGTAGCTTAGATAATATTGGCATTACACTTTCAATACGAGGGTCAAGTGTTTCTTGAACAAACAACTCATTTAAATTAGTTTCTTCAACTTCATCTTCCATCAATGAAGGAGTCCAACTTTCAAAATATTTATTGTAACCTCTACCACCAGCCATACGACTTAGTGTTTCACGTAATTTAGTATAGTGATTTGCACCCTCTAGTACTAGACGTTGTGCTGATTCGTTGAATTGACCATTTCTTGTAGCACGAACAAATCCTGCCATTTTGTTATAGTCTTCAACTAATGATGTAATATGATTGGCTCTGTCATCATATGGTGTGCCACCTTCAGCTATATGTCTAGCATATACTCTAGCGATACCAGGCTTAATTGTAGGTAATAAGAAACGTTCTCCGTCTGTGTTTTCTACAAATATACGTGCAACATTACGATATCTTTGCTCACCTTCAACTATGTTTCTAGTGTGTTCGATAACAATTTTAACTTGAGGTACAGCATCACTGTAACTCTTGTTTTTACCTATTGGGTAATATCCTTCGTCTAATTTTTTCATATGATCCCTTTTCGCCATATCATGTTTTAAATGGTCGGTGTTTTTAACTTGAAAGCTAAGTTGACGGTTTTTTGCAAAACGCTTTAAGTGATTTAATAGTCTGTACCAAGAAACATCATCAGTATCTGATACTTCTTTTTCACTGTCAGCTATCTTATCATTAAAGTAAATGACTAATTTATGTAGTCCGTCAATAGATATAGTGACTACTCCATAATCTACATCGTCTTTAACAAAATTGAATTGAAAGACTTCAGCTTCTTCCGGTACTGGAATTTCTTTGCCCGAGGTATCTAGCATTGTAGGTCTGTACCCACGGGTGCTTAATAGGTCGAACAATTCGCGGTTTATTGATTCATTGCTTTTTGGCATAATGTATTTATCTTTTCCCTTAGGATATAACAGCAAAGAATGGTAAGGGGGCTATATATTCATCGTGATCCCTGATCTGTTCTTCCAAATTATAGTGATAATCACTCAGTGTTTGTAGCATTCTAATCACTAATAACGAACTCATGACCAAATCGTCCGTATCTCCTATTTTAGCCGCATAACTACCACCATTAGCAACAAAAGCTTTTAGTTCACTAATCAAAGACCTACTATGTATCTTCATTTTTTTACTCTCTAGTAACGTTTTGAACTTAGCACATGCAGTTAATTTGACCTTCTGAGTAGTATTGAAGCCTTTTCGCTTTTTGCCGGCCTCACTTAAAAATAGCCCCGGGATATTACTTTCCCCGTATTCATTGAGTGATATAAGTGAAGCCTCTCCTATACTGTTGTTTTCTACAGAATAGTATATACTATTAGGTTCACCAGTACATTCTGCTATATATTTGTTAATTTCAGCTAACAGCTTAATTTGATTAGGAATATCGGTCTTGTTGTGCTTCCATTCACCTACTTGTGTTGTAGTGTTTGCTTCAAAGATTTGAATTGCAGCCGGGTCACCACCTGTACCTAAACTTGGATCTAATCCCACACAATATAGATTGCCCTTTGTAGGCTTCTGATACCAGCGTACTTGTCCCATTCGAGATACAGGTTCAATACCTTGAAGCATTAATAAAGTATTTGGATTGATAAGTGTTTCGTCAGCAATAATGAACTCACAACCAATCTCTCGATTGAAACGATCTTCACCAAGTTGAGCTTTCATTTCATCAGCCCACTTTTGATCTCTACCGGGCTGTTCACTCCAATGTGCTCTATATGCTCTAAAGCCATTAACACCTAGTTCGGTTGTGTTACCAAAATCATCTTCAGTCTTGTTAGCACCTTTCCAGATGAAGGCAAATTGATCCTCGTCACTGTTTGGTGTACTTGTTATAATCGCTTTACCACCAGTTGATAGTGTTGGTGTAATAGCTGTCCAGAATTCTTTAGCGATACTTGGTCTAACGAATGCAAACTCATCTAGGTATAATAATGTAATAGACATACCACGACCTGTATTTTCAGTAGTTGTTGCACTAACAATACGAGATCCATTTTCAAAGTCTAGTGAGCCTTTGTTGTATGTTGTTACACCTGCTTTAATGTAGTCAGGACAGTTTTCATATGCATACCGTATACGTTGCATAATCTCCTGAGCACCTGTATACTTGTGTGCCGCAACTAAGATAGTAGAGTCAGGCACAAACATTGCATACCAAAGTAAGTAACCAGCCGCTGAAGTTGACTTACCTGATTGTCGAGGCATCAAACTAATAGAATAACGATAATTGTGATATGTTTCAATCAATCGTTTTTGATAGGGCCAAGGATGATATACCATACTACCTTTAGTAGGGTGCTGTATCATAAAGAAGTTATCCATAAAGTATAGATAACCTGTATCCGGGTCACAGCATTTTATAAAGTCCTGTAGTTCTTTATCAGTTTTGAAAACTGTTTTAGTATAGGGATTCTTTACTAGTGAAGGTGTATTACTCATAGTGAGTATTTATATCCACAAAAAAACGGCAGAGCCGTTTTTTTTATTTGATATCTAACGGTCTTTGCTTAGTAGCAACGATGCAATAGTATCTTTCTTTAACTTTTTTGACTTCGCCAGTTTCATCAGGTACTCCTAACTCAAACTCTAAGTTTTCAAATTTGTCTATGTTGAATCCACAACGAACTAGTAATGCGGCAAGTTGTTGTTCTCCTAAGATACTATAATGATTCAAGTTCCATTCGTGTTTTCTATCACAATCTGGAGCAGGAACTTCAATATAAATCTTACCAAATTGTTTCAATATACGATTATATTCCATCATGCTAAAGATAGGATATGGGCTATGTTCTAGTGCATGACGTAAAAAAATGAAGTCAACGCTTTCATCATGATATCCATCTTTTTGTGGAATGAACGTCAAATCATAAGGTTTGATGGTGTGACCTTTGCTCTCGCAAATCTTGATGTCACCAGGACTTAATGTAACTCCGGTTACATCTGTATATTCTCTAGTTTTCATTTCGTCTAAAAAGTAACCTGGGCC